TATGATTTATTAGCTGGTGGTGGCGGCGGTGGAGATAACTCTGGCGGCGGCGGTGGAGCTGGTGGTATATTAAGTAATACTAATGTACCTATAAGTAATCCTCAAGAAGCTGGATATACAATTTATGTACAAGTAGGTGGTGGAGGAGCTGGATCAAGAAACGGAACCAATGGTACACCTTCTTATATTGATGCAACTCCTTTAGGTCAAGCAATTGGTGGAGGAGCTGGTAATACTGGAACAGTACCTGGAAATCCAGGAGGTTCTGGTGGTGGAGGTTCTAATGGTACATCAACTTCTACTGGTCAAGGTTCAGGTACACCAGGTCAATGAAATCCTGGCGGCGGTGGAGCATGGTCACCTTTTTATGCTGGCGGTGGCGGTGGAGGAAAAGGAAGTCCGGGATCAAATAATTCAGGTTCTGCTGGAGGACCTGGAGGTTCAGGAGGATCATTAACTTTAACTGCTGGAACATATGCTGGAGGTGGTGGAGGTTCAGGTGGACCTCCCGGAGGACCTGGAGCAGGAGGACCTGGAGGTGGTGGACCCGGTTCATGGGCAAATGGTCCTGCTGGAACACCTGGAAGCACTAACACTGGAGGTGGCGGCGGTAATGGTTCCTCTGGAGGTAATAATGGTGGTAATGGTGGTTCTGGAAAAGTAATACTTAGAGAACAAGCTGGATCTTATTCAAGTTTAACAAATACCGGTGGTAGATGGTCATTAAAAGCACAATTTTTGTATAAATCAGAAGGAAATTGGAGTTCATAGCATTTATAATTAAATGCAAGAATATAATTTAAATTTTAATTCTTTTATTCACGGAAATTTTATAGACCATAAAGTTTGTGATGATTTAATTAATGTTTTTAATTTAAATAAAGAAAAACAAAAACCTGGCGGTTTTTACAAAGACAACGAATATGTAGTCGATAAAGATTGGAAAGATTCAAGAGATTTAGATATTAATCCACAAAATAATGATCTTATAGAATATAAAAAAGAATTAAGTAAAGTTTTAAAAAATTATTGTAATAAATATGATGCTATTAATTCTTTAGATTATTTTTCAGTTATAAAAAATATGGTGATTCAATATTATAGAAAAGGAGGAGGATTTAAACAATGGCATTCAGAAAGAGGATCTAAATTATCTCAAGACAGAGTTTTAGTGTTTATGACTTTTCTTAATAATTGTAAAAATGGAGGAACTGAATTTAAATATCAAAATTTAATAGTACCTGCAAAAAAAGGATTAACTTTAATTTGGCCAGCTGAGTGGACTCATACTCATAGAGGTCAAATTTCTTTTGAAGAAGAAAAATATATTATTACAGGTTGGTTTAATTTTATATGATTGATGAATATCAAGAATTGTATACAGACGAACATTATAAAAAATCTGATGGAAATTGTGAATGGGAAAAAAATGTATTAAAATTTGGAGATAACTTTGCCGCAATTTTATATGCTCATAACATAGATTATCAATCTATTTATAAAAATTTTCCTAAGGTATATTTTCCTGCAGGTAAATTTGGATTTGTTCATTATAATGTAAAAGATCAAATTAATTTCATTAATAAAAATAAAAAAAGAACTCCAAAAAATATATTAGAAATAGGAGGAGGTAGAGGAGAAATATCTACTACTCTAGATTTTATGGGTTATAATGTAACTTCTATAGAATTTCAAAAAAATGCAAAACAATGGTTTAATAAAACAAGTTTAAAATTTTTTAATAAATCTCATAATATTAATTTAATTAATAAAAACATAAAAGATGTAGATATTGATTTAACTAAATTTGACACTATTATTATATCAGAAACTATAGAACATATACCAGAAAAACATTTTTCAAATTTTTATAATAATTTAATTTTAAATTTTAAAGGATATTTTATAATTACAAATTGGTTATATATGTGGCCATTACCTGCTATTAATGAATATCATTGTAGAGAAATAAATGATGAAGTATTTAATCAATTTAGTAATTCTTGTAAAAAGACTAAATATAGACTTTATTCTCATCTTTGTTTAGAATATTAACTTTATGAATTCTGAAAATAAATATTGGTATTTTTCTTCTCAATTAAGTAAAAATTTTTGTGAAAATGTAATAGATTTTGCTAATAAACAAAAAGAAGAAAAAGCTCTAACAGGAAGTCAGACTGATAAAATTAATAAAGGTGAAAATCTTACTGAAGAAGATTTAAAAAATTTAAAAAATAAAAGAGATTCAAATATTGTTTGGTTAAACGATCAATGGCTTTATGACGAAATTTTTCCCTATGTTGAAATAGCTAATAAAAATGCAGGATGGAATTTTGATATTGATTGGGCAGAGTCAATACAATTTACTAAATATAAATTAAATCAATACTATGGTTGGCATCAAGATATATGGAGACATCCATACGGAATTAATTCTCATCCAAATTTAAAAGGTAAAATTAGAAAACTTTCAGTATCAATTTCTTTATCAAACCCTAAAGATTATGAAGGAGGTGAATTTGAATTTGATTATAGAGAACAAGATCCTGATCAACCTCAAATAATTCAAGAATGTAAAGAACTTAAACCTCAAGGAACTATTTTAGTATTTCCATCTTATCTTTGGCATAGAGTTAAACCTGTTACTAAGGGAACTAGATATTCTTTAGTAATGTGGACTTTAGGAAAGCCATTTAAATAGTATGTTTCAAGAAAAAAAATATAAAATTATTAAAAACGCTATATCTAAAGAATTAGCAAATTTTATACATGATTATTTTTTATTAAAAAGAAAAGTCACGAGTTATTTAATTGACGCAAAATATTTAGCTCCTTTTAGAGATGATTATGGTCATTGGAGAGATGATCAAGTACCAAATACTTATAGTCATTATGCTGATATAGTAATGGAAACTCTATTAGAAAAATTAAATAAAAAAATGAATGAAAATGTAGGATTTAAAGTTATACCTACATATTCTTATGCAAGAATTTATAAAAAAGGTGATATTCTTGAAAGACACAAAGATAGATTTAGTTGTGAAATATCTACCACATTAAATATTGGAGGTGATTCTTGGCCAATATATTTAGAGCCTAATAAAAATGTAGGTTTTCCTGGTGAAAATGGATGTACCTTTAACAGTAATAATTTAGGTATAAAAGTAGATTTAGAACCTGGAGATATGCTAATATATTCTGGTTGTATTTTAGAACATTGGAGAGAAGAATTTAAAGGAGATTATTGTATTCAAGTTTTTTTACATTATAATAAAGATATTGATAAAGGTAGAAAAAATATATATGATGGAAGACCTTTTTTAGGTTTACCAACTAGTTTTAAAACAAAAAAAGTTATATAATTATTTTATTTTTGTTATATAATTTAATTATGCCTTTAACACAATTGAATTTTCAAGCTGGATTAGATACTGAAAACACCGAAACAGGTGCGGAAGGTAGATGGATAGATTGCGATAAGATTAGATTTAGAAAAGGTTTACCTCAAAAAATAGGTGGATGGACTAAATATAGTCAAGATTATTATGTAGGAAGACCATCAGATATTGCTTCTTGGATTAGTTTAGATGGTACACGTTATCAATCTATAGGTGGAGATAGAAAAGTTTATGCTTATCAATCTGGTACTAATCAAGATATTACACCTATAAGACAATCTAATAGTTTAACTTCTGTATTTACTACTACCGATACTAGCTCTAATGTAATAGTTAATCATACAGGTCATGGTGCAATTTTAGGAGATTTTATTACTATTTCAAACGTATCAGCAAATGTAGGAGGAATTACTACTACAGATTTAGAAAATGAATTTGAAATTGTAAATATAAATAATGTAGATGCTTATACTATAACAACACCTGGAACAGCAACATCAACAGTTACCGATACAGCTAATTGTGATATTCAATATCAAATAAATATAGGACCTAGTATACAAACTTTTGGATATGGTTGGAGTTCAGGTACATGGTCTTTAGGCACATGGGGAACACCTAGATCATCATCAAATGTTATATTAGATATGAGACAATGGTCTTTAAATAATTGGGGAGAAGATTTAATTTTAACTCAAAAAGATGGAGCTACTTACGAATGGGATGA